CAAAGACGACAGCGCGTCGATCAGCACGACTGAGTACTCGCTCGTCAATGACTCAACGTCGCTCGCTACGGACACCACGGACGGTATCTACCAGGTGTTTTTGGACCTAAGCGCAATGACCGTTACCGAGCAGTACCAGATCAAGGTTTACGAGAAGTGCTATTCAGCCGGTAGCAAGCTGGTCATCTATGAGTCGATCGTCACCGGCACGTCAGCGCCTACTTGGGTAAGCCCATCCCTGGTACTTCTGTACGGATGGGACGTAACGGTTAAGAAGCTCGCTGGAACAGACCGCACGATCGGCTGGTCTATCAGGCAGGTGGCCTAAATGTGGTTCTTCCAGCCGCTGCTGCTCGGTGGCGCACAACTGCAAGGTGGCGCCCCTGCAGCGTCGTCAACATGGATGGGCCGGCGCGGTTCACGCCCTCGAGATCGGTCTAAATGAGAATGACCTTCCGCGATCCTCTGGTGCAACACACTGCACCGGAGGACTCGAGTTTTACGATCGCCGTGAAGTTCTGGGACGATAGTGCAGAGCCTTGGACGGCGAGCGCGCCAACGACCGTTCACTATCGCATTGACTGCCTGACCACGGGCACGGTACTGGTGGACTGGACTAGCGTATCCCCGAGCGCCTCCGTCTCGCTGACCGTCTCTGTAGCGGCCAACGCGATCAACCAGGAGGCGAACTGGCGCGAGAAGCGTCAGGTTACCGTCAAGGCTGATGACGCATTGTCAACGCAGTACCTTGGGACGCACTGCTACTACGTGGAAAACAACGTTGCAGTCTAAGTGCTGCGAGCCTGACTGTCCGAATCCCGGAGCAGTACACGCGACGCCCGGCAAGCTCTGGTGCGTAACGCACTACTGGCTGCACGCACTGCGCCACGAGGTAGAGATCATCGCAGAGGGCGTTTATGCCAAGCATCAGCGTAAACCCAAGGATGCCCAAAGAGGGCACGAGTAAGCCCATGACGGGCATGCGGTTGTTGCCGCGCAACATATTGAGATCAGCATTGAGTTAACACATGCCATTTGCGAAAGGAATTTCTGGAAATCCTGGTGGGCGGCCGAAAGAGTCGGCAGAGGTCAAGCGTCTAGCGCGCCAGCATTGTGAGGCGGCTGTAGCGAAGCTCGTCGAGCTCATGGGCAGTTCCAATGAGTCCATCTCCCTAGCCGCCGCCAATGCTCTCCTGGATCGTGGTGTTGGCAAGCCCGCACAGGCGATCACGGGAGACGACGAAGCGCCGCCGATCAAGGTCAGGGGGTTGATTGAGTTCGTTACAGCGATGGCAGTTTCCGGAGAAGCTCCGGTTTCTGATTGAGGAGCAGCACCGTTATAGGGTTGCCTTTGGCGGCCGTGACGGGGCGAAGTCGTGGAGTTTCGCTCGAGCGCTGTTGATCCGTGGTGCGTCAGAGCCGCTGAGGATCGGGTGCTTTCGCGAGATCCAGAACAGCATCAAGGACTCGGTGCACAAGCTGCTTAGCGACCAGATCGAGGACATGGGGCTATCGAAGTGCTACGAGGTGTTAAAGACCGAGATCAGGGGCGTTAACGGGACTGAATTCATGTTCGCGGGTTTGTCGAACCAGACGCGCGACAGTATCAAGTCTGCGGAGTCGATTGACATCGCCTGGGTGGAGGAAGCCCAGAGCGTGAGCAAGCGGTCATGGGATATCCTGGTCCCGACGATCCGCAAGCCCGGCAGCGAAATCTACGTATCGTTTAACCCCGATATGGAGACGGACGCGACGTACCAGCGGTTTGTGGTGAACCCGCCGCCTGACTGCAAGACGGTCAAGATCAACTACTCGGACAACCCGTGGCGTTCTCAGGCGCTAGACGCCGAGCGCGAGCACATGCGCGCTACGGCTCCCGAGGACTTCGCGCACATCTACCTTGGAGAGTGCAGGCCGGCTGTAGAGGGCGCGATCTACTACAACGAGGTATCGGCGCTACGGAACGGAAACCGGCTGTGTAACGTCCCATATGACCCGCTGCTCAAGGTGCACAGGGTCTGGGATCTGGGCTGGAACGATTACATGTCCGTGGTCTTTGTGCAGCGCCAGGCCAGCGAGATCCGGGTGATTCGCTACGTCGAGGACAACCACCGGACGTATGCGGACTTCATGGGTGAGTTTGGCGGGTACGGGTACAACTACGGGACGGACTGGCTGCCGCATGACGGCAAGGCCAGGTCTGCCGAGTCTGGCCGCAGCCCGCAGATGATCCTCGAGCAGCTAGGCTGCAAGGTCGAGATCGTCGAGGACATCGGGCTGGAGAACGGCATCAAGGCGACAAGGCTGCTGTTCCCGCGCCTGTATGTCGACAAGACGAACGCTGGTGAGCTGGTTAACCGGCTCGGGCGGTATCGGCGGCGAGTGAACAAAGAGACGGGAACGGCGACGACACCGATGCACGATGACGAGAGTCACGGAGCGGACGCGGTTAGATACCTCGCTTGCATCGCAGACCAGCTCGCTAACGTGAGCGACAACAGGATCAAGGACCCTTATGCAGCGTTCAGGCGGTAACTGATGGCGAAGAAAGCCAACAAGCAGGAAAAGGAACTGCTGGTCACGCTGCGTGAGCGTCACAAACGAGCGGTTGATGCCGATCAGGAAAACCGTCGCAAGGCGCTCGAGGACATGCGGTTTTGCAACATCCCCGGCGAGCAGTGGGACCCGATCGTCAAGAACGAGCGCGGGACCGAGCGGCCGTATTATGAGTTCAACAAGGTTCGCATTTCGGTAAAGCGCGTCATCAACGATATGCGCTCGAACCGTCCGCAGGGCAAGGTGCGCGCGTTCGAGGATGGCGACAAGGACACGGCCGAGGTTTACGAGGGGTTGTGTCGCAACATCTGGAACGTATCGGACGGCGACAGCGCCATTGACTCAGCGGCTGAGTACCAGGTTACTGCGGGCATCGGTGCGTGGCGCATCAACACGAAGTACAGCGACGATACGGCGTTTGACCAGGATATCGTCGTCGAGGCGATCCGCAACCCGTTCTGCCTGTACGCCGATCCTGCCAGCAAGGATGCGCTCAAGCGTGACGCGCGCTACTGGCTGTTGACGACCAAGGTATCCAAGAGCGAGTACGAAACGCGCTGGCCTAACAAGACGATATCGGCCTTTGAGGGGAGCGAGTTTGAGGACGACGACGACGAGGACTGGGCCGACAACGAGACAGTCCGGGTCTGCGAGTACTGGTATAAGGAACCGTACACGCGGGAGATTGCGCTGCTGTCCACTGGGCAGACGGTCGACCTAAGCGAGGTTGATTCGGCCACATTTGCTGCGCAGGGAATCGAGGTGATTCGCACGCGCGCGGTGCAGTCGCAGCGGATCAAGTCGGTGATTGCGAGCGGTGAGGCGATCCTAGAGGGGCCGAGCGACTGGGCGGGGTCCATGTTCCCCTTTGTGCAGGTGCACGGCGAGTGCATGGTGGTTGACGGCAAGACGTACTGGTTCGGGCTGGTGCGCTTTGCGAAGGACGCCCAGCGGGCCTATAACGTCGCTAGAACGTCGATCACCGAGACCATAGCGCTAGCGCCCAACGCGAAGTTCTGGGCCACTCACGCGCAGGCAGAGGGCAATACGACGCTGTGGAGTGAGGCGCACCGCAAGCTCTATCCGTACATGCTGTACAACGCGGATGCCAAGGCTCCGGGGCCGCCGGTGAGTATGCCGGGCGCTCAGGTGCCGATTGCGTTGATCCAGGAGGCGCAGATCGCCTCGGATGAGATCAAGGCGGTGACGGGCATCTTTGACGCATCGCTTGGGAATCGGGGGAACGAGACGACGGGCGTTGCGATCAGGGCTCGTCAGGCGCAGGGCGAGATTGCGACGTTCAACTACATGGACAACATGGCTAAGGGGATTCGAAGGACGTGGGAGATCCTCATTGACCTGATACCGAAGATTTACGATACGGAGCGGTCAGTGCGCATTCTGGGCGCTGATGGGGCGGAGAAGTACGCGAAGGTCAACCAGATCGACCCGGCGACGGGCCAGGTTGTTAATGATCTGGGTCGCGGCAAGTACGATGTAGCGATTACGGTGGGTCCGAGCTACACGACGCAGCGGCAGGAGGCGGTGGAGGCTTATACGCAGATCGGGCAGGCTCAGCCGGCGCTGTACCAGCTCGCGGGCGACATCATTTTCAGGAATATGGACTTGCCGGGTGCTGAGCAGATCGCGGAGCGGTTAAAGGCGATGTTGCCACCTCAGATCCAGCAGACGTTGAGCGAGGGCAAGCCGATCCCGCCCGAGGCGCAGGCGATGATGGCGCAGGCGCAGGCGGCGATGCAGCAGGTGCAGCAGCACGGGCAGTTGGTCCAGCAGGCGGCGGCGGAGGCTGAGGGAAAGACGGCCGAGGCTGAAAAGGCTGTGTCTGACCTCAAGGTCCAGCAGGCGCAGTTCGAGGCGCAGGTACAGAAGCAGTTGGCCGTGCTCTCTAACCGAGAGGCGCAACTGGTGCTGAAAGAGGCGCGGCTGGTCACTCAGCAGGAATCCGAGGGGCTTGCGGCCGAGAAGCAGCGGCTTGTCGCGGACTTTGCGCAGGCGAATGCGGACATCCAGGCGCACGCGGCGCAGTTGATGCAGCAGGCGATTGGGACGATGGCGCAGATCCAGGCGGCCAACCCGCCGCAGGTGATCGTAGCCGACAGCCCGAAGCCCAAGCTCGTGCGGGTCGAGCGGAGAAACGGGGCGTTTATACCGATCTATGAGGGAGACAGCGGGAATGGTGGAAACGATATACGGCCCGATGCCGGCGGAGCAGTTGGAGCGCCGGGACTCGGTGTTTGAGGACGATAACGAGCGCACGGAAGCGGTTGAATACTGGCTCGATGGCGAGCTGGTACACCGCTCGGTGCGCGTGCAGTTGAAGAAAGCACTTGAAAGTCACTTGATAGGGTCGCTGTAAGCGCGGCCATCGAGTTTATCAAGTTTATCCAAGTTTATCGCAGCCGAGAATAAACTCGGTAAAGAGCGGCGCACGTTGGGCGTCGGTTTAGTAGAGGAGCAAGGACCATTAGCAATACACAGGGTATTTCAGGCGCGGCGAAGCAGGCTGCACTGGGCGCGATCGTTGACGGTAAGACGCTCAAGGGCGCGCTGTACCTTGCGTCCGCCACTACGGGGCCGACGAATTCGGTTTACACGGCGACCGGCGAACTGGCAGCGACGGGTAACTACACGACCGGCGGTAACTCGGTGACGAACGCCAATTCGGCGGGGCTGACGAGCACGACCGCATACTGGACGCCATCGGCGTCGGTGCAGTGGACCAGCTTCACGTCGTCTGGCGCGTTCGATGCTGTAATGATATACAGCACCACGGACACGAACCGGAACATCGGCGTGTTCACGTTCTCGAGCCAGAGCATCACGTCGGGCACGTTCACCATAACCATGCCCACTAACGATAGTTCTACTGGCCTTGTGCGCTTTGCATGAAAGCATGGCAACGCAAAATCAGGGTCAGGGGGACGGAGCCTAAGGCGGTTCACTCTGACCGGCTCGAGCGCTGGCTGGGCCGCGAGAAGATCGAGCACCTCATTGCCTGCATGGACGGCTGGTACGGCGGGCCGATTCGGCTGCTGGACGTTCCCGGAAGCGTGGCGATCACGGCGGATGGCGGATTCGTGGGCAAGTTCCCGCGTTTCGGCCAGTTCGGCTCGGCGCTGGATCACTTCGCGGACCACCTGCGGTACACGACGCGCAGGCTCGGCACCCAGCGAATGAACTACGCCATGGCGGCTGCGGGATTCTCGAGCGTGTCGGACGCGCTCTCCCGTGCGTCGCAGGGGTATTCGCAGCGCCGGCAGTTCAACAAGGTGGGCCCTACCGGCGTTGTGGCGGTGACATCGAGCCTGTGGCGCGTTGGCCCGCAGCCGGCTGTCGGCGCGACCCCTGCGGCGGCTCCGGGCGGTACGGCGCAGACGAGTTCCACGACTGGCGCGCTGAGGTTCGCCAACCCGGCCTCTGGCACGAACCATCTGGTCGGTGCGGACGTGAGCGCGAGCGTGATCAACAACTCGCTCCTGGTCTATGACCTGCTCTTTGGCGTCGCAAAGACCATGAACAGCACGGCGACCGAGGCCGTGACCGGCGTCCCGACGCGCTATCAGTCCACGACCGCCGCGAATGCCGACTACATCGGCGACAACTTCGGGTTCATACAGGTCGGCGGCACCGCGCTCGCGGCGACAGCGCACAACTGGACCGTGTGCCTGTACACCGATCAGGACGGCGCGTCCTCGACCCTGCCGTCACTCACCGGCAACTCAAGCGCCATTGTGGATCGCCTCGATCACCCCACCAGCCAATGGTTCGCGCCGCTGGAGAGCGGCGACGTGGGCATCGGCGCGTGGACGCAGATGCAGTGCTCTGCCGCCGTGGCGACGGGCGTGATCTGGTTCATGATCGGGCACCCGCTCGGGTTCATGTCCTTCCCGGTCATCAACTCCATGCTGCCGTTCGACTGGCTGACCAACCGAGACCAGGCGCCGCGCATCTTCGACAGCGCCTGCATCGCGTTCCTCGAGCCGCTCAAGCCCGCGACGACCGCGACGACGTACACGGGACGGCTCGTCTCGACCAGCGCTGCGGCGTAAGGGCGGGCGGCCATGAGCCGTTGGTGGACACTCACAAGCGTACTGGGCACCAGGGGGCCGCGCGACTCGATTAGCCGGTTCTGGACGCCATCGCTCACGGCGGTTGATCCGTCGATACCGAGCCTGCCGCTGGAGACGCCGGCCAGCGGCGCCAGCGTTGCGCTGAGCGGTAGCTCGGTAACGACCAGCGCGGGCACGCTAGGTGTAACGGCAGACGTTACACTGACTGGTAGCGCTGTTACGGCCAGCGCTGGAACGGTCACGGCCGCTGCCGAGTGGTCGGTAGCGCTGTCTGGCGAGGCTGCTGCCGCTAGTGCCGGGACGCTGGGCATAGAGGGTGCTGTAGCGCTCTCAGGCAGCGCTGTAACGGCGTCCGCAGGGACTCTGGCCACTGGTGTGTCCGTCGCGCTGAGCGGCGAGGAAGCCACGAGCGTTGCGGGGACGCTAGGCATCACGGCTGATGTCGCGCTGTCTGGCAGCGCGGTTACGGTCAGTGCCGGGACGGTAACGCCTGATACGGGCGCATCGGTCGCGCTTACCGGAGAGGCTGTAACGGTCAGTGCCGGCACGGTTGTTCCGGGTATCTCCGTAGACATCGGCGTTACCTATGATTACCTCGTTGACGAGTACGGTAACAACATCGTCGATGAAGATGGGAACTTCATCGTTGTAGGCGTGACGGCCGCTGCCCCGGTAACGGTCAGTGCAGGGACGCTCGGTGCTGCGTCCGGTACGGTTGTCGCGCTATCCGGTAGTGAAGTGGCGGTTAACGCTGGTTCGCTGTCGGTGTCCGGCGGTGACGCCGAGGTGGCCGAGGGAGAGACCGCTACCGGCGGCTGGCTCTGGGGGCTGGAGTACGACCGATACCTGGACCGCAAGCGCAAGAAGCGCAAGCGCGAGATCGAGCTAGAGGAAGCCGAGGAACAGGCGCAGCAGCTACGGGCGACCGAGCGCGAGATAGCGACGCTCTTGCACGAGCAGGAGCGGCAGGACCTTGAGAGGGCGGAATCAGAGCGGCTGTTGCGCATGGCGCGGCGGTACGCTGATTCGGTAGAGATTGCCGACAAGCTACGCGAGGCGATGGCCAAGGCCGCCGCACTCGAGACGTTCGGAGCGCTGGAGGCGCTTAAGCGCGAACTCGAGCGGACGGCAGAGGAAGAAGAAGTCGCATTGTTGTTGATTTTAAATCAATAGGTGATTCATGTCTGACGCATTCAACGCCGTAAAGCACTACACGGTGTCGGCTAGTACAACCACGGCCCCGACGACGATCCCGGCTGGGCACGGCAACGTCCGCATTGTCAACGCGAGCGCTGGCGTTCTGTTCTGGCGCGCCGACACCTCGGTTGTGGCCGCTACGGCTGCGGACTGCGCCATGCTTGCGGGATCGGTGGAGGTATTCCACATCGACCCTGCCGCAACGAATATCAGCATTATCCTTATTGCTGGTACAGCCTCAGCGAGCGTCTATTTCGATCTCGGCTACGGCGTTTGAATTCTGGGGCTCGGCCCCTGCTTGAATAACCGACTCCTGGCGGTTCCAGGTGCTTCTGGATGGTGGTTAAGATGGCTGATGAACTGGCCAGTGGGCCTGCTATTGCTGCAACAGAGACTGCGGAAGTTACTGGTGAGGTGGATGCCAACCCAGTAGCAGAAACAGGTGCGGACTCAGCTCCCGCCGCCGCTGAAACCGGCGTCACTCCTGAGCGAGATAAGATTCAGGAGAGGATCGACAAGATCACTAGGGAAAAATACGACGCGCTGCGTGAGTCGGACTATTGGCGGGACCGTGCCCTTCGGGCGCAGGAACCGCAAGCGAAACCTGAGCCGGTCGCGCCGGCTGTAGCACCGACACTCGAAGCGCACGGTTACGACGAGGCGAAATATCAGGCTGCGTTGATCGAATTTGCCAAGGTACAGGCACGCGAGGAAGCGAAGGCCATTCTCGAAAGGGAACGGACGGAGCGAGAAGCGGGCAGCAAGCGGGCGAAGTTCGAGGAAATGCAGGCTGAGTTCATCAAGTCGAAGCCTGATTACGCGGAAAAGGTACTACGTAACCCATCGCTGGCGATCACTCAAGATATGGCTTCGGTCATCATGGAGAGTGAGCTAGGCCCGCAGGTTGCCTATTACCTGGCTGAGAATGAGGACAAGGCACGAGCCATTGCGCAGATGCCGCCCATCATTCAGGCCCGCGAAATCGGTCGTATTGAGGCGAGACTGGAGGCCGCGAAGGCTCCGCCGCCCAAGCCCGTGGTGAGCAAGGCACCGCCCCCCACTCCCAAGCTCGACGCGACTGAACCGGCGATTGACAAAGACCCGGAAAACATGAGCGATACAGAGTTTGCGAAGTGGAGGCGCAGACAAATAGCACAACGCAGGTAAATTGACATGAGCAATACTATCGTTACCACGGATTTGGTCGCACGCGAAGTTCTTCGCGTCGCGCACGAGTCCTGCCGGTTCCTTAACACGGTGGACCGTCAGTACGACAAGTCCTACTTCGGCGTCGGCGCCAAGCACGGCTCTAATCTGCGGGTGAAGAACCCCAACGAGTACACCGTTCGCACGGGCCGCGTGATGGACGTTCAGGATCAGACGGAACTCGCGCAGACGATCACCGCTGCGACGCAGAAGGGCGTCGACATGCGGTTTAACTCTGCTGAACTGTCCCTGAATATTGACGCGTTCTCAAAGGAGCACGTCGAGCCGGCGACCAAGCGGCTGATTTCCGTTGTGGAAGCGGACGTGCTGCAGGGCGCGACCAAGTTGGTGGCAAACCACGTTGGAACGGCCGGCACTGTGCCGGGCGCTTCTGGCGAAACCAGCATGATCGGCCAGGCGCGCGCGCGTCTGAACCAGTTCCTCGCCCCGGAAGGCGACCGTTCGATCCAGATCGACTCGGACACGATGGCGTCCATTGTGAACGGCACCAAGACGCTATTTCACGACGGCGCGCAGGTGAAGGAAGGCTTCCGCGAGGGCTTCTACAGTCGCGGTGCGGGCTTTGACTGGTACGAGAATGAGAAGATTCTCGCGCTGGCCAACGGCTCGGATCACACCACGGTCACGATCAACGACGCCTCCATTGCCTCGGGCGACGTGGCGCTGACGATCGCGGGTAGTAACTTCACGGCCGGTTCGGTGTTTACGCTGGGTCTCGGCGGTACGCCGGTCTATGCGGTGCATCCGGAGACGAAGAACAGCTATTCGTTCCTCAAGCAGTTTGTCGCGGCGGCCTCTGGCACTACCGCGATGACGATGCCGACGAACGGTGGCTATATCTCGACGGGCGCGAAGCAGAACGTTAGCAACCTGCCGGTCAACGGCGATGTGGTGACGTTCTTCGGTACTGCCGGCGCAACGTACAAGAATGCCCTTGCTTATCACAAGGAGTTCTGCGCGTTCGTCACGGCGGATCTGCCGAAGATGGCCGATGCTGCGTACTGCTCGGTTCGCACTCAGGACGGTATCACTGTCCGAGTGTGGCAGGGTAGCGACATCAGGAACGATGAGTTGCTGATGCGTATCGACATTCTGTACGGGTACGCTGTGCTCCGTCCGGAGTGGGCTTGCCGTATCAACTGCACTTGAGAGGATGACATATGGCTACTTATGAGCGTTTGGACTACGGCAGTGATGACGGCTGCCAGATTGGGGACTCGTCCGCTAAGGTCGGGTTCTTTGGGGCGGTGCCCGTTGTGCAGCAGTCGGTGACGAACACCACGACCACGACTGCGACAACGACGGCGCTGCAGACCGATATCGACGCCATTCGGACGGCGTTGAAGAACCTCGGTCTCTTTGTCTGATGGCGGTACTGCACCATACGCCGGCTGAGTCCGGAGCGGTGCAGCGGGTATGCCTTGCGACGCCTGTTTACGACAGGCCCAGCGCAGGGTATGCCCATTCGATATTCGCCAGCTCGGCGGCATTCTCCCAAGCGGGGATTGCCGTCGAGTTGGCGATTCTTTCGGGTGACTGCCACGTCGACGACGCCCGCAATAGGCTGGTGCGTGATTTCCTCTTGGGGGACTGCACCGACCTTGTATTCCTTGATGCGGACATGTCGTGGCGTGCGCGCGATCTTGTAAAGCTGTGCCAGTACGACAGGGACGTTGTAGCGGCGACATATCCGCTGAAACAGGACGATGACGCTTTCCCGGTGCGCTATCTCGGGAAAGAACTGTGGTCGGATAAGGACGGGTTGCTCGAGGTTGACGGGGTGCCCACAGGGTTCTTGCGCATCCGAAGGCACGTACTGCAGCGGCTATCGGATGAGGCCGTCAAGTTCAAGCCGAAGGCGGATCAGAGGGGCGACTTGCCGCTGATCTTCGAGCGCCAGGTACATAACGGGTATCGGCGCGGCGGTGACTATGCGTTTTGCCACAAGTGGCGGCAGACGGGCGGGAAGATATACATCGACCCGGAGATTTGCCTTGACCACTCTGGGGAGCAGACGTGGAGTGGAAGCCTGGGGCATCACTTGCGGGTGGGTAATGGGGGCGCATTGGCCGCAGGGATAGCGGAGATTAGCGCTGGTATCGAGACGCCCAAGACGTTTGTGGACATGGTAGCCGCGTGGGGTAATACGTGGGCTGCGGATGCCGCAATGCTCAATACGGCCGTGCTGCTGGCGCGACGGTCAACGGGGCCGGTACTCGAATGCGGGTCCGGGCTCTCTACGCTGTGCATGGCGGCGGCCAATCCGGCGATTACGATTTACGCGCTCGAGCACTCGCAGGAGTGGTTCGACAGGATAACCGGGACGGCCGAAAGTCTCGGACTACGTAATATACGTATGCGGTATGCGCCGCTGCACGATGGCTGGTATGCGCGCGATCAGGTGCCGGATGAGCGCTTTACGCTGGCTGTTTGCGACGGTCCCCCGCGCCAGTTGAGCGATAGGAGCGGGATCTTTGATTGTGCCGGCATAGATGGCGCGGTGTTGGTCATGGACGATGCGGAAGGCGATTACATCAAGCATCTGGCCGAGTGGACGGCGCGGCGTGGTGGGAATGTTCAGGTAGTCGGGCGAGCGCGCAAGTTCGCGGTTTCGACGCCCGGTAAGGTGGCCAATGGCAACTAATAGCGATTACATCACGCGGGCGCTAAAGAAAATCGGCGTGCTGGCCGAGAGCGAATCGCCCTCTGCTGAGCAGGGGAGCGATGCCCTGGTCGTTATGAATGACATGTTTGCGGTGTGGGAGAGCGAAGGGATTGACGTTGGCTGGAAGCCTTCCGCCTCAACCACGGACACGATTGACTTTCACCCTGCGGTACGCGAGGCGGTGGTTACGAATCTTGCCGCGCGGCTGTGTACGGACTACGCGCGGGAGCCTAGCGCTGTACTGGCGATCCTTGCGGTGCAGACGTACGAAAAGCTCTTGCGCGAGGCGATCAACGCCAAGGTTCGCGGGGTGCCGATGTGGCATATCCCGCTCGGTGAGGGCCGGATGGACTCCGGTAACATCCTGACCGGGGTTGAGTGATGGGGCAGACCAAGCTCCCCGTTCACTCCTACGCCCATGTATCAAAGCCAGTAGGGGTCGAGCGGCTAGTCAACTGCTTTGCCGAGGCGGCCCCTCCAGAGGGCAAGGCGCCGGCTGCGCTGATGAGGGCGCCTGGTATTGTGACTGGCGTCAACGTCGGTACGGGCGTGGGGCGTGGACTGGTGCGGTTCGGCGGCCAGCTCTACGCGGTGAGCGGGACCGGGTTCTACAGTATCTCGAGCGGGCACGTTGCAACGCTGATCGGGACGGTGGCCGGTTCTGATGTTGTGAGTTTCGCCGCGAACCAGAATGAACTTGTGATATGCGACAAGTCGGCGGTGGCGTACACCTATGACGGGACCACTCTTGCCCAGATCTCAGATGTGGATTGGGATAACGGCGTTCAGTGCTGCGACCTTGATAATTACATTCTGTTCAGGAAGGGGGATTCCGGTCAGTTCTTCTCATCCGACCTTGCAGACGCCGCGAGCTACGACGCACTGTATTTCGCCACGGCCGAAGGGGCCGCCGATAAGCTGGTCGGTATTATCACGGACCACAGGCAAGTTGTGCTGGCTGGTGAGCACTCCATCGAACTCTGGTACAACACCGGGGGTGGAGACTTTCCGTTTCAGCGAGACGTAAACGGGTTTATCGAGATCGGCTGTGCGGCGGGCGCCACGCTAGCCAAGGCCGATAACAGCATCTATTGGCTGGCCTCTGACCTTACTGTAAGGCGCCTGGAGGGGCTTACCCCGGTCAGGGTGTCTCAGCATGGGGTGGAGCAGGCCATCGCCACCTACGACGTTACCGACGCGTATGCGTTCGGTTACTCGCACGGCGGGCATATCTTCTACGTACTGACCTTCCCGGATCAGGCAACGTGGGTCTATGACGCTACGACGCGGGAGTGGCACGAGCGGCAGAGCTATGGCCTGTCGCGCTGGCGTCCCTGCGCGGCGGCGTACTGCTACGGCAGGAACTACGTGCAGGACTACGAAACGGGCAAGGTCGGGTATCTGGACACGTCGACGTATACCGACTGGGACGATACCCAGCGGCTCGAGGCGACGTTCCCACAGGTGTATAACGGCGGCGGGCGGGTGTTTCACCAGTCGTTCGAGATCATGGCGGAAACGGGCGTCGGGACGGTAACGGGTGCTGGGAGCGATCCGCAGATCACGCTTGAGATGAGCGACGATTCCGGCAGGACGTGGCGCACGGCGGCGACAAAGAGCCTTGGACTACTGGGCGAGTACCGATCGCGGGTGCGGTGGGAACGGCTCGGCTCGTCGCGGGATCGGGTGTATCGCGTGTCGATCAGCGATCCGGTCAAGGTCGTGCTGGCGGATGCCACACTGGTCGCCAATGGCACTTAACAACGCACGGCTAAAAACGTTCCTGAACGTCCCTAGGGACCTTCGGGAGTGGACTAAGTATCTGCAGCAGGCGCTGGAGAATTTCGCCAATACGCTCTCTACGTCGGATCTGACGGACATCACGGCGGCTGGCGCAGCGCTGGTAACGGCGGCGGATCTTGACGCGCAAAAGACACTTCTCGGGATCGGATCGGCAACGATTGATTCCGGAACCTACACGCCGACGCTGACGAACGTCACAAACCTTGATGCCTCAACGGCGTATCAGTGCCAGTACATGCGAGTGGGGAATACGGTCACGGTCTCCGGGCGGGTGGATGTTGACCCTACGGCGGCGGCGGCCTGTGAACTGGGGTTAACACTGCCGATCGCCTCGGACCTGGGCGCGCTCGAGGAATGCGCCGGGGTGGCCTTTGCCTCCGGTGTTGCCGGTCAGGGCGCGGCGATTGTGGGCGATGCCGCTAACGATCGGGCGTCGATGCGCTGGGTGGCGGTCGATCTGACGAATCAGCCGATGTACTTTTCGTTCAGCTACATCTGCCCGGACGCGGTGGCGCCTAGCGGGGATACGGTTACTTACACGACCGGTACGGCCGTCACAGAGACCGTTCCTGGCGGCAAAACATCGGTTGTCATCAAGGCGTGGGGCGGCGGCGGGGCCGGCGCAGGAGCCGTTTACGGCGGGTACTGGGCCTTCTCAGGTGGTGGCGGGGGTGGAGGCGGATATAGCGAAAAGACGATTTCTGTAGCCCCAGGGGATACATTTACGCTGACCGTTGCGGATCAGGTTACGGGGCTTGTCAACGTTAATGGGCCAGATGGCAACGCATCGACGGTGACGGGGACGGTTTCCGGTGGGTCGGTGAACATGAGCGCTGGCGGCGGGCTGGGCGGGCAGCTCGTCGGGACTGGTGGAGT